TAAGAGTTATAAACATCGAAAAGCGTAATCAAAATATTCGAGATGATATTTTAGAAATAAACAATTTAAATCCAAGCTTTACACGCCAAGGTGTTGGTGAATTTGAAGCATCTGAAAAAAGGTATAACAATCGATAGTATCTTCTTGACAATTAACAACTTTTATTGTATTATAAAGAAGAATATAAGCGAGGTTTAATTTGTTTAAGAAAGCAGCAGTATTTACTGACTTACATCTTGGATTAAAAGGTAATTCAAGAATACACAATCAAGATTGCGAAGACTATGTTGATTGGTACATTGATCAAGCTAAAATACATGGTTGTGAGACTGGAATCTTTACTGGAGACTGGAATCACAATCGTAATAGTTTAAATCTTACAACTATGAGCACTGGAATTAGGTGCTTAGAAAAGTTAGGCGCAGCATTTAAAAACTTTTATATGTTTGCCGGCAATCATGACCTATATTATAAAGATAGACGTGATATTAAATCAACTGAATTTGCTAGACATATTCCTGGCGTAACTGTAATAGACAAAATTTACGAAGATAGTGATGTAGCATTTGTTCCATGGCTAGTTGGCGATGAATGGACACAAATTTCAAAAATTACTAGCAAATATCTGTTTGGACACTTTGAATTACCATCATTTTACATGAATGCAATGGTACAGATGCCCGATCATGGTGAATTAAAGTCTTCGCATTTTGTAAATCAAGAATATGTGTTTAGCGGACACTTTCATAAGCGTCAACGGCAAGGAAAAATACATTATATCGGTAATGCATTTCCACATAATTATGCAGATACATGGGATGACGATAGAGGAATGATGATTCTCGATAAAGAAAACAGTTGTGAGCCATTATACATTAACTGGAACGAATGTCCAAAATATCGAACCATTAAACTAAGTGAATTAATTGATCAAAAAGATACTGTTATTAAAAACAAAATGTATCTTCGTGTGACGCTCGATTTGCCAATTAGTTTTGAAGAAGCTAGCTTTATTAAAGAAACTTTTATAAATGAATATAAATGTAGAGAAATTACACTAGTTCCTCAAAAAAATATTGACGAAATTAATACAGATGTTGATATTGAGAAGTTTGAAAGCGTTGATGAGATAGTAAGTAATGAAATACTTGCTATTGATAGCGAAAGTTATAATAAAAACACATTATTAGAAATATATAGAGACCTGTAATGATAAAATTTAAGAATTTAACTATTAAAAACTTTATGAGTGTGGGTAATGTTACACAAGCAGTTGATTTTGACAAGGCAATGTTAACATTAGTGTTAGGCGAGAACCTTGATCAAGGCGGTGACGATACTGGAAGCCGTAATGGAACTGGAAAAACTACTATCATAAACGGATTATCATATGCATTATACGGGCAGGCATTAACAAATATCAAACGCAACAACTTAATCAACAAAACTAACAACAAAGGCATGATTGTTACATTAAGTAATAATAAATATCGAATTGAACGTGGACGATCGCCTAACATATTAAAATTTTATATCAATGATACTGAACAACTTGATAATCTCGAAGATCAAAGTCAAGGCGATAGTAGAGAAACACAAAAAAATATTGATTCGTTACTTGGCATGAGTCATAACATGTTTAAACACATTGTTGCACTAAACACATACACTGAGCCATTTCTTAGTATGCGAACTAACGATCAAAGAGAAATTATTGAACAATTACTTGGTATTACTTTACTTTCTGAAAAGGCTAGCGTATTAAAAGATAAAATTAAAGAAACTAAAGATACAATACAGTCTGAAACACTAAAAATAAACGCTATACAGTCAAGTAATGAAAAGATTAGGAAAAGTATCGACGCTCTTATTAGCAGACAGTCGGCATGGAACAGTAAAAATCGACAAGATTGCAAAAAACTCACAAACGGCATAATTGATCTTGAAAAAGTTGATATTGATGCAGAATTAGAAGCACACGAAAAGTTAGTTGCATGGAATGAACATAATAACACTATTCTTTCTTTGAAAAAAGAATTAAGTACGCTTGAGCCAGCATTAGTTCGTGCTAATAAGTCTGTAGTAAAATTAACAAAAGATATTGCAGATTTAAAAGATGCAACATGTTATACGTGCGGTCAAGAGCTGCATAAAGATAAAAAAGACGAAATTGAAGCAAGTAAGGCTAAAGAATTAGCCGATTCCAATGCTTATGCTCAAGAAATTAATACAAAGTGTTCTGAAGTAATTGCATCACTTGCAAAAATCGGCGATATTAATGGTAGACCTACTACGTTTTATGATACTGCTAAAGAAGCATATGAACATCGAAACAACGTTGACAACTTAAAACAAACTTTGTTAACTAAACAAGACGAAGATGATCCGTATCAAGCACAAATTAATGATTTAAATAGTACTGCTATTCAAGAAATTAATTGGAATATAGTAAATGATTGTAATTCTATCAAGGAGCATCAGGAATTTTTGTTAAAATTACTTACAAATAAAGATTCGTTTATAAGAAAAAAAATTATTGATCAAAATCTAATGTATCTTAATAATAGACTTACATATTATCTTGATAAGTTAGGATTACCACATCAAGTTGTATTTTTAAATGACCTAAGTGTTGAAATTACACAACTTGGTCAAGATCTAGACTTTGACAATTTAAGTAGAGGTGAAAGAAATAGACTAATACTTGGATTAAGCTTTGCATTTAGAGATGTATGGGAAAGTTTATACCAAGGAATTAATTTAATGTTTATTGACGAACTGATTGATAGTGGTATGGATGCATCTGGTGTTGAAAATAGTGTAGCTGTACTAAAGAAGATGTCAAGAACAAGGTTAAAAAATATTTTCTTAATATCACACAAAGACGAACTAATTGGAAGAGTAAATACCATTTTAAAAGTAATTAAAGAAAACGGATTTACTTCCTATTCAAATGACGTGGATATAGTTGAATCATGAAAAATGATGTTCAAGAAGAATTTTTACAAACTTACTTGGAATATTTCAAGTCTTATGAAGAATTTCTTCGTAAGCCTACTGTTCCTCGAAAAATACAATGTCGAAAGCTGTTATCCAAGTTAAAAAAACTTGCACATATACAGAGAAACGTGATTAGTGAGCATTACATACAATATCGTATACCTGACGGCAGAATTAATAACAAACCTGATGTTGCTCGTCAAATTAAGGATCAAAAAAAAAAGAATAATATAACTACTTGATGCAATGGACATATAAAGGTAAACAAATTACAGAAATACCAGACGAGTATGAAGGGTTTGTTTATCTTATTACAAATAAAACAACTAATTGTAAGTACATAGGCAAAAAACTAGCAAAATTCAAAACTACCAAGCCACCACTTAAAGGCAAAAAAAATAAAAGGCGCGGCACTAAGGAAAGCGACTGGAAAGACTACTGGGGAAGTTCAGATAGACTTAATGCAGACGTAAAAAAATTAGGCAAAGATAATTTTACAAGAGAAATACTATATTTTTGTAAAAGTAGAGGCGAAATGTCTTACTTAGAGGCAAGAGAACAATTTGAAAGGCGAGTTTTAGAAACAGACGAGTATTATAACGGTATAATAAACGTTCGTGTAGGCGGATCTAGTATCCTTAGAGAAAATTTAAAGGCACATCAGGACCCAATTTAAAAACCAAAATCCAGCCGAGATAATGCTCGTTGCCGGTGGAGTGGTTAAGTCCAACAGGCTGTATGCTACAAAAACCCCTTAGCACTAGGAACGAGGCGGGGGATAATACGGTATAGCGTAAATTTTAATAATTTACGGTGTAGCGTATGATATCGACGTAGGTTGGGTAAGGTTAGAGCCCAGTAGCAAAGTCAAATACCTATTTCCAAGTCTCGACTAATAAAACTCACATGAAGTTTTCGAGAGACGGAGCCTGTTGCATGGTTCCGTCTGACCAAACAATCTACATGAAGTAATTACAATATTACTACGTAATATTGTCCTAATCATTTAATAAAACGAAGTGATATAGTTTGAGCGATAGCGAAAACTTGTATGAGCTTGCTCATACATTAATCATAAATAATATAACTGATAAGGATTAATCAAAATGAAAGTTTATGAGATTGTTGTTGAAGATAAAAATCTGAGTGAAAAACCTGTAGGTATGGTAAAACGTGGATTGCAAAAAATTGGTGCTTATATAGGATCTGGTGCAGCAGCAGCTAGTGATGCTGTATCTGCTGAAGCAAATAAAATGGCAAAAGAACTTAAAGCATGGATGTCTGGCAGTGGTCTAAAACAAATAACAATTGATGATTTAGAAAATTTCCTAGATCAAAAAGGTTACGGTGGTGTAGCCGAAAAAGCAATTGCTGATGCAAAGAAAAAATCAAGTGATACTCAAAATGCTATTGGAAAAGCTAGTAAAGCTCTTGGCAAGGCTGCTGGAAAAGTAGCCACAGGCGCACGAGCTTCGGCTAATGTAGCAGCAAA